GAACGTGCCGTTCAAGGCCGTCCCGGTGACTTCCTTGTCCTTGCGCCCGAAAGCACGGTTGATGAGTCCACCCACGGCCCCGGCGATCGCACCACCGATTGGGCCGCCGATGAAGCTGGCAACAGCTGTACCCACCTTCTGCGCAGTCATGAAGCCGCTGCCGGTCTCGTACCCGCCCGAGATCCCGGCGTTGATCGCATTGCCGGCCATGTAGCCCGCAACAACGCCGCCAGCGCGCCCCGCCCATTGCGCCGCTTGACCTGGCGCACCGCTTCCGGACGAGAGGCCAATCTTATCGAATCCGGACTGGACGCCTTCAGCGACCGACTTCTCGAATGAGCCCCCGCTCTTGAGCGAGTTGTAGAGACTCGAAACGGTCTGCGTCAGATTGCCCGCGCTGCCGGCGCTGCCCGATACGCCATTTGAAGGCATGCCAGTGAGCATGCTCGATACGCTATTGCTCACCGGCGCCAGGGCGGCTTGAATCGTCGGGCGCAGCACCAGCGTGCTGAACATGTTTTTCAACGTATCGACTAGGTTCTGGCCGAAGCCTTTGCCCGATTCGAACCCGCGCAGCAGCGCATCGGTGAGCGACTGCTCAATCGAATCGGATGCACGCTTCCATTCCTCGGCCGCTTTCTTGGCCGCGTCCACCTGCTCCATGGCGGAGACCGCCGCGGCGTTGCGCTTCTTCGCGCTGATCAGCTTTTCAAGGTTCTCGATCTCGTCGAGCGTCAGGCCGAGCGTGGACCGCTGCGCCAGCTGCTCCTCCAGGCGCGCCAGCTCGAGCTGCTCCACTGCCGACTTGGTCATGCCATAGGTACGCGCCAGCTCCTCGTTGCGAGTCGCCTCGGCCTCGGCGTCTTCGATCCGCTTCGCATACACCGCGCTGGTTGCGTCCAGATTCTTGGCGTACTCAGCCTGGAAGTCGCTGACCGCTTTTACCGCACGCAGTGCATACGGCTGCATGTTGTTGTACTTTTCCAGCGTTGCGTTGTACTCGGCCAGCGACAGCTTGCCAGCCTTGTAGCCGGCAGCCAGCATCGCAACATTCTCTTTGTAATTCGGCTCGAACTCTGCGTTTTTCCCATTAATGCGGACCAGCAGCGCCTCGTATTCCTCCAGGGCCTTCTTCGCCTCTTTGGTCGATCCGCTGCTGGTGGAGGGCGCATCGGGCGATGGATCGTCTCCGCTGTCCGAATCTCCCGCGTTCTTGCTGCGCGCCGCCAGGCGAGCACGATATGCCTTTTCGAATTGATCTGTCGGCAGCGCGCCAATGTCCTCGATACTTTTCCGGCCGTCGGCAATCGCCTGCCTCAAGTCGCTGAACGATTTCTTAATATCCTTAAGTCCATCGCCTCCCTTGAAGGACTCGTAAGCAGCCTCGACCGGGCTGATGAGCGCCAGTCCGTTCACCAATTCGAACGCCGAGCGTACGGCCTTCAATGCGTGCCATGCAACACGGGTCGACCGCGAGAATGTCACCACGGCATCGGAGGCCTTGGCGAATCCGATGCCCAGGTCATCCGCCCAGTCCGACCAATCTCCCTTTTTCAGACCCGACTGCTGTTTGAATACATCGCCGTATGCCCCCGCCAGGTCGCGAAGTGCTGGAGCCACATCAACAGCGACCGACGTAACCAACGTCTTCAACTCTACTTTGAGCCAGCCAACCTGATCTTGGAACTCCGCAGCCGCCGCAGCAGCAGCGCCGGACGTACCGGTCACGCTGTCGTAGTTGTCCGCCAGATCATTCAGGAATGGCAGCAGGTCAGGACCGGACTTGCTGAGCAGGTCAGTGGCCAGCGCTGCCTTCGAGGCGCCATCGTTATAGCCCTGCAGGCTGCGTGCCGCATCTACCAATACCTCGGATGGGTCGCGTAGATTCCCGGCCGCGTCTTTGGATGACACGCCGAGCGCCTTGAGTGCCTTCTGCACTTTGTTACTGTCTTCATCCAGGCCACCCATGCCTTTCGACAGCTTGGTCAGGGCGCTATCGATCGCGCCCATATCCGTGCCGAATACGGCGGCGAGCTTCTGGATCTTCGACAAGCTTTCAACCGACGATCCGGTTTTTTGCGCCATATCGTCGAGTTCGGCCAGGTCGTTGAGCGCGCCATTGACCAGTGCGGCACCAGCGACGGCGGCCGCAGTGACGGCCGCCGCAACCGCCAGCAGCGCTACCTTTGCTTTGCCGGCCACATCGCTCAGACTACCGAACGACGATTCACCGGCCTCTTCCTGCTGCCGCAACTGCTCGATCATTTCGGCAGCGGCATCGCTGACGCCAAGCTGCTGCGCGCGCAGCGCTGCCAGTTCGGAAGCTGACTTGCCGATCCCCTCGGTGCGCGAACGCAGGCTATCGAGGAATTTCGTCGACTCGTCCAGCTTCTGCTGGGCTTCCGCTGCGAGCGCGCTTTTGCGCGTCATCTCGTCGAGCTGGTTCAAGAACGGGCGCAGCGCGTTGACGTCGAGACCGCGCGCGTTGGCCAGGGCCTCGTAATACTGAGCCGAACCTTTGGCGCCAGCATTCATCGTCGCCAGCGTTCGCTGGATTGAGTCCGCCATGCTCTTGGTGGCGCGGTCCATTCGTCCCGCAGCCACGCCGGCGCCGTCGCCTGCCGTCTCCATCCCAGGCGTGCTGGCGACGCCCTCCAGGGCTGCTGTCGTTTTCTTGGCGCTAGCTTCGAGGTTGTCGAGATTCTTGCCGGTCTTGGCCGATGCGTCATCGACCTTGCGCAGCCCTGCCTCAACTCCACTTGCATCGGCAGTGATCTTGATTACCGCTTCATTCGTGATTTCGCTCATGCGCCGCCCATAAAAAAACCGCCCGGCGGCGGTACTTCAATCCTTGCTGCGCATCGCCTGGAGCGCTGCGCTTTCCATCACGCGGATGTCGGCCATCAGCTGCTGCCAGTCCGCGCGCGCGGTGCCGATCATGCGCAGCGCCATCGGCAGCGCGGCATAGTCCAGACCCGTAGGCCCGGCCATCCCGATCCGCCACTGCGTGTCCATCGAGCAGAACAGCTCGTAGGCCTGCACGTTCTCAGGCCAGAGTTCCACCGGACCCGCCGCCAAGTCCTCCAGGGTCAGGCCCGCCGCCGCCAACTCGGCTTCGGAAGGCTCCGACTCGTAGAGGGACGAGGCGACGGCCCTTAGTTTTTTGCGCGGGCGCCGGTGATCTCGGCAATGTATTTGTCGAGGATCGCGCGCGTGGCGCCCATGTAGCGCTGCACCAGCTTGCCGACCTGGTCCTTGCTGAAGGTCTCGTCCAGATCCCAGCCGGCCAGGATGTCCATCAGCGCATCGACGTCTTCGGCGCCCGCAAGGTTCTCGACGAACTCCTTGAAGTCGTCGCGGTTCATCCACTTGAAAGTGAATTCGACGTCTGCGGTCTTGCCGCCCGGGACCGGGATTGCAGCAACAGCGGTGAAGGTGGCGACGGCGGCCAGGGAGAGTTTTGCTTTTGCCATGATGATTTTTCTTTCGAATGATGGTGGTACGGAAAAAGACCGCGAGGAGCTACCCCGCGGCGTAAAAGGCCAGCGCCGACAATTCGGCGCCGGCTGGCAACACGGGCTAGTAGCGGACGACCTTGTTCTGCAGCGAGAAGATCGACTTCACGGCCATGACGCTGCCCTTGGCCAAGCTTGGCGACTCGTTGAACGAGCAGTAGCCGGCGTAAAGCAGCACGCCGCCGCCCGGCAGCATGCCGCGCAGGCAGGTCAGCTTCACGCCGTCCGACACCGCCTTGAGGGCGGCGTGGTGCGGCAGCGACTTGTCATCGGCGGTGGTCAGGGTGACGGTGGTGGCAGTGAAGCCGTCCGGCAACATGACAGGCATGTTGGTGTCCAGCAGCGGAACTTCGACGGTCTTGCCGTCGCCGCCGGAGACTTCGGCGCTGACCACGCCGGTGACCGGCACCCAGGTGGTGATCTTGCGGACGGTGCCGGTGCCGGCGCCGGCCGGGAACAGGCTGGTGTCGGTGGTGTCCAGGCCTTCCAGGGTGAACGTGGTGCCGCTGGCCGCTTTCAAGCGGAACACGCGGCCGGTTGCCGCGCTCCAGCCACCGGTGTATTCGACGTAATCGCCAGCGGCGAAGGTGTTCGTCGCGGAGGCCACGGCCTCGGTCGCGTTGGTGATCGCGGTAATGCTGACGGCGGCAGCGAATGCGGACGCAATGGCGAACGCGATGTTGTTTGGCAATTGCATATCGGCCTTTCAGGTAAAAAGCCCGGAAGCCGGGCAAAGAAAAAGCCGCCCGGATTGCTCGGGGCGGCTTTGGGATTAGGTGTTTCAGGGTCAGCAGAACAGCGTGAAGTCCTGCATCGTCCCTCGGTAATTCGTCGTCTCGTCGGAGGTGGCCACGCGGCCGGTGGCGACTTCCACTTGCAGCTCGGTGGCGGCGCGCATTGCCTGCTCTACCTGGGCGCCCAGCTCGGACGCTTCGATGCGCTCGCCGGCGCCAGCCCAGACGT